GGTCTTGCACTTACTCAGGTTGAGGAAATGCATCTTAAGATTGCAGATGGTCTTATGACGCATGATGATCTTTCATCGCTCCTTGATAACGTTGCATCTGGAAATGCAATCGTAGATTATCGCGAGCTTGGTTCAACTCGTGGTAAGGAAGTTACGACTGATGGTGCTTCTGCTGCAACTGAACTTACTAATAAGGCTAAGGCTATCCAGGTTGAAACTGGTGAGTCTTATGGTGATGCACTTGCTAAGGTAATGGCCGATCCTGAAAACGAAGAACTTGTTTCAGCGTATCGTTCTACTTACCGCCCCGCACATGAGGGAGGTGAGAAGTAATGGCCGAAGGTGGAAACAGTATTCTTGAGTTAGGTTTTGATGCAGCAGCAGCACTAACTCAGTATACAGCAGTTAAACTATCCGCTAACCAGACAGTTACCCCTGTTACGGCAGAAGGTGATCTTTGGATTGGTATTACCCAGTTCGGAGTTACTTCTGGTGAAATTCTAGAGGGTAAAGGTGCAACAGTGTGGCTCATGGGTACTTCCTTAATTAAGGTTGGTACTGGTGGAATCACACTAGGCACGATTGTCGTTATGGATGCAAGTGGTCAGGCAGTTGCTTCAAATACTGGTGCACGGCCACTTGGTATTGCTTTAAATACCGGCGTTGCTGGTGATCTTATTCCTGTCCTTCTAACGCCTGGTCTGGCGCTCATTCCGTAAGGGAGGTGAGATACTAAATGGCTTACGATCCTCAGCAGTTATACATCGATCCCATTCTAACTGGTTTTTCTCTGGGATACGAGGAACAGACGCTATACGGCACTCGCCTCGCACCGGAAATGACGGTGAGATCAAAGAGCGCACGATATCGCGTTTTCGATCGTTCACACTGGCTACTGTATTCAGATAGACGCGAGCCTGGAACGCAGACTCGCACGATTCAGCCTCGCAAGTGGAGTGAAGATACTTACAAGACTCAGCAGCACGCACTTAAGGGTTTTGTTGCTGATGAAGAACGGCGTGAGTTAAATTCTCAGGGTGGACTTGCAGATGCTACGTTTGGTGGCGATCTACAGATTGATCCAGATCGTGATGTTGCGGAAGATACTACGGGTGGACTACTTCGTGGTCATGAGAATCTAGTTCAGTCTCGTTTCCGTAATACAGCAAACTATGCAGCAGGTCATACTACAGCACTTGCAGGTGCAGCTAAGTGGTCTGATTACACTTATGTAACGCCTGGTGAGGTAACTTCTATCGTTTCTAATCCAGTTGCAGATATCAAGACAGCAGTTATGCGTGTTTATCTTGATACTGGCCGCTGGCCGAATACGATGGTGATTCCGATTGACGCTCTTGGCGTTATTGAAGGGCATCCTCGTGTTGTTGATAGATTCAAGAACTTTGCGTTAACTGATCCAGAAGCTTGGAAGCAGCTACTCAACGTTCCTGCACCTGCTCACTTCTTCATCGTTGATTCAAAGTACAATGCTGCACAGAATGTTTATGCAACCGAGAGCATTTCTTCGTTCTGGGGTCAGGACGTTTGGATCGGTCTTGTTGATCCAACGCCTGGCCAGCGAACTAAGACGTTTGCAAAGACATTCGTTTATCCGCAGCCTAATGGTGAAGTTCGCGCAGTTGATTCATGGCGTGAGAATGATCCAAGAGGCGATTGGCATCGTACAACGTATGAGTATGATGTGAAGATCGTTTCCAACGTTGCTGGTTATCTCATCCAGACCGCTGTTGCGGCACTATCGTAACGGAAGGGGATAGATAAAAAATGGCAACAATGTATGCATGGACTGATATTAAGCACGCTGACGGAGTTGTGAAGGCGGGCGAATCAGTTACAGCAAAGAAGCTCGGTGTAGACGATGATGAGTGGGATCAGCTTTGTGATTCAAAGGCAGTTCGGGCTGCAAAGTTTCCCGATATGCCTTCTGATTTCCTAGGCTCTCCACTTGAATTCGTTCAGAAGCAGATCAACGATCAGCTTCGTGTTGCAGAAGATGCAATGTCAGATGATGATGCGATGCTTCTGGCTACTCAGAATGCAGAAGCAATGACTGAGGAACCGGAGGATAACGAGTAGGGGGTTAATACCCCCTACTCAATTTATCATGGCATACGCAGCTTTATCCGATGTAAATAAGCATTTACCTGACGATAAAGCTCAGGCTATGGATAGTGAGATTACCGATCTATCCATTGAAGCGGACCGTCTGGTTCGAACCCGCATAGCTTCTGTAGTCGATTTAGATACAGTTGCATTATGGGTAGACCCTGCAAGTACTCCTGAAATTATTTCAACTATTTCAGGTTTACTAATCGCAGCACAATTCTACGCCAGACTCGTAGCGGAGGATGAAGCAGACGGTTCCGCTTATGCTCAAACTTTATATGACCAAGCAATGGCTTTATTGATGGATATTCGTAATGGTGATGCTATCATCATTGGTGTTGACGGCACAGAAGTAGATACCGATATTTTATCTGGTACATCTTTCTGGCCAAATGCCACCACACAAGAGCCATTCTTCAAAGTAGCTGATGCGTGGTCTTAAATGCCTGAGTTTGGTTCTCCATCTGCAATTCTAGGTTCATTCGAAGCTATTCCTGAGATTGATATTGATGCTGTTAATTTTGAAGAAGCAGCTATTGCTATCGCTCAGTTAGCAAATTACGTTGATAACGTAGAAATACCTTTAAGAGCCGTTGTTAGAATTGCAAAGGATGATATCGAAGAGCGTTTCGAGAAAGAGAATGATCCTGATGGAGACGGCTGGTTTGACTTAACTCCCGACTACGCCAAAAGGAAACAACGAGAAGTAGGATTTGAGCATCCTATTCTCCAACGAGAAGGTGATCTTAAAGAGAAAGCAACCGATAGAGGGAATTGGTCGGTCAGTGGCGAATCAATCTGGTACTCAACTGCAAATTTGCCGGACTATTGGGCAGTTCACCAGTTTGGATCTGCTGACTTCGGGACTGTTTTCCATCAGATGGCTAATCCCGATCCGAATGCGAAAACAACTGAAGGTGAACAGAATATTCCACCAAGACCTTTTATCGGTATGAGTAAAGAAGCAGAAGCTAAAGTTCTAGAGTTATTTGATATTTGGTTTAGTTATGGATTAGAAAGAGCTACCAAAGAATTTCATATATCGAGTGTGGGGACTTTACACGTCAGAACTCCGCTAGGTAGAATTGGTGAAAGAATTCCATTTTAATGGCTCAGTTAATTAATACAATTACTGAAGCTATTGATATGGTGTCAGAGAAGATTGAGGATAAAGCCGGTGAGTTAGGAATTGCGTATGTTGGAGCGTATGACGAAGTACGAATCCCTAAGTATCCAGCAGTTGTAATTATTCCAGGTGATAGAAACAAGGTACTTCATGGAGAGAACACTTTTAATATTCTCCTAGTACTCGAGCTTTATGTTTATCACGCTAATCTTACTATGAATAAGCGTGAACGATCTAAAGCTGATTTAAAGTTAGTTGATGATCTTGAAGCTTTGTTAGAAGAAGATTACGGTTGGCAATCTGATCCTTTAGATACAGATACCAAGAGATTAATCTTCGGATATGTCGCTGATATTGAACCTGGAAATTTACAACCTCGAAACAGAAAATCAAATCTCGTCATTGGTACGCGAATGGTATGGCGAGGAATATCTCAGCGGAGGTTAAAAATCGGATGAACGTAAAGTTCCACAATCCTGAGTTACCAAAAGATATGGAAGTTGACGTTGGTGGGCTTTGTCTTATCAATGGAAAAACAGTTAAGTTCACCGCAGAAGAACTCGAACTTTACGAAGTTCGTCACGAAGGCCAGTCTTTGAAGAGTCGCTTAAGCACAAATCCTTTTGCAGAAGTAGACGGTGTTGCAGGAAAAGTAAAATATCTTCATCCTGAAAATCAGGTAGAAGAAAGTGAGGCCACATCTGACGAAAAGCCGAAGGAAGGTGATAAGTAATGGCACCAGGGATCGGAGCAACTAGCTATGTAGGCATTGCTCCTGAAACTACAATGGGTACTTATGTCGCTCCAACGACATTTATTCCCGTTCTTAGAGATACACTTAAGTATACCGAATCAAAGTATTATTCACCACAGCTACGACAGCAGGTAGTTGATCCAGAAGTCAAGTCTGGTTATTATCATATCGAGGGCGAAATCGAAATGGAAGTGGATACTAACGTATTCCTTTACTTCCTTTACGCTTCTCGTCACGCGATTAATAAGACAGGTGCTGGGCCTTACGTTTTTAAGTTTGTTCCAACAACTGCTGGTTCAACTTCAACGGGTGCTGGCCAGGTTCAGAAAACTCTATCAATTACATCAGTACGCAATACTGAGATTTTCGGTTTCAACGGAATGACCGTTTCTCAGTATGAGTTCACTATTGACAATGGTGTTCTTAAGTGCACAATGTCAATGGTTGGACTCGGCGAAGAAGAGGAAGCACTACCTACACCTACATGGGTTGCAGCCGATCTACTTGGTGCAGATTCTCATAACGTGTTGACAGGTGCTTCTGGTGTACCT